GGCAAGAAGCAACCACATTAGATCACGTCGTCCCACTTAGTAAAGGTGGAATTACTTCAGAAGATAACTGCGTTCCAAGTTGTCATCGATGTAACAGCGGAAAGCGCGATCGCATAGCCCCCGGGTCTTTTTTGAGAGAGCGTCGGAAACCCACGACCCCCATTGGGATTTTTATACCGGGAACTGGCTCGACCAAACGCCATTATGCTTGAATTGGTAAATAACAAACCCGACCCGGCTGAGATCGTTAGCCTTCGGGCTGGTTCGGCTTACCGAGGTGTGGTAAAACCGCGAATTCACACTAAACTCACCGAAAACCCATCAAAAGGCTTAGAGTTCGTCGAATTCTGCGCTAAATACGGCCAAACACTTTTACCTTGGCAAGAATGGCTAAGCGAACAAACGCTCAGAGTCCAACCGGACGGACGCTGGCAGACTCCGGTTCACGGAATCTTATTAGCTCGCCAAAATGGTAAATCAACTTGGATGGCTTGGCAGATTCTTTGGCGAATCTTTGGATTAGAACAAAAGCTTCAAGTTCACACAGCTCACAAGCTAACCACCTCAGCTGAAGTCTTTTACAAAATCTATGGAATCATTACGGAACATCCTGAACTCGAAAGCCAATTAGTTAAGAAACTAGAAGCCCGAGGATTTCAAGAATTACAGTTTTCAGGTGGCCGTCGTTATATCGTAAGAGCTTCTAATTCAGCCACTCGCGGAATTGCCAGCCCCGATACGATATGGATGGACGAAGCTCGCGAATATCACGACGAGGATGTCTGGTCGAGCCTTCGCTTTACTCAAATGGCTTCAGCCAATCCACAAGCCTTTTTACTATCCAACGCCGGAGATAGCCATTCAATCGTCTTAAACAAAATGCGAGAGCGGTCTTTAGCCTCAATCCTTACTAACGATTTATCTTTAGGCTGGTGGGAATGGTCTGCTCCACCTGAAATTAAATTCGATGGATCTGCGACCTTTTGGGAAGGCGTAGCACAAGCTAATCCATCTCTCGGCCACACAATTCACCCGGACAATATCCGAGCTGTATTAAATGATCCGGAAGATATCGTTAGAACCGAAGTCTTATGCCAATGGGTTTCAACAATCAATCCAGTCATCCATCCGTCTCAATGGTCGGCTTGCGCGGTCGAGGGTCTGCGCCTAGAGCCGAACGCTGATACTTGGCTCGCGATTGATTTATCACCTGATAGGCGACAAGCCGCGTTAGTCGCCTCTCAACGGATAGACCGGGATCGATTCCAAGTTCAGCTTCTGCAGACTTGGACTAATCCCGGCTATCTATCCGACAAGCTAATTGCTAACGATATTGGCGACTGGTATAGAAAATTCAATGTTATGAAAATCGCTTATTCGGCTAGGACGGCTAGTGCTGTGGCCGCTCGATTAGTCCCGGCTGGTTTACCCTGTGAGGCAATAGATGGGCAGTTATACGCGACAAGCTGTGACGAATTCGTCTCGGCGATTTCCAGTCAAAGATTGGCCCATAGCAATCAAGAAGAATTAACCAATCATTGTTTATCGGCCGTTAGACTTAATTTTGGCGATGGCGGTTGGATATTTGGTCGCAAAGTCTCAGCCGCAGTAATTACCGGAGCGGTCGCAGCTGCAATGGCTACCCACTACGCCACTCAGACAAATGACGGAGTGGATATCATCGTTGCGTAGCACATATAGCCTACAATTAACGCTTAATGGGTGCTATCCGGGATTTCTTCTTTCCAGCCGTTAATTCATCTGCGGTTACTGATGTTGATGCTGCTTTAAGACCTTTCACAGTTCAAGAGACACTTCTAAATAACATCGGTGCTGGTATGACGGCAACTCGCGGACAAGCGATGTCAATCCCGGCAATTCAACGCGCTCAACAAATTATCTGCTCGACAATCGGATCGCTTCCACTCGAGCAATATGTCAAAGCAACCGGAGCGCACGTCGAAGCGCCTCGAGTTATTCATCAACCAGATCCTTCAACGACTGGCGCATTGATTTATGCTTATACCGCATCTGATTTATTTTTTTATGGCGCTGCGTTTTGGCAAGTTACCGATTCTTACGCCGCAACAGATGGCGGTCGCGTTAGAAGCGCACAGTATATTCCGTATGAGAGAATTTCCCCACAGCTGGACGCGTCGGGGACAAAAATCATCGGTTATTACATCGACAATGTTCCAGCTCCCCTGTCCGGTGTCGGATCAATCATTCCGTTCTATGCTTTAAGTGATGGCTTGCTATTTAAGGCTGGTCGCACAATTAGAGCCGCATTAGCATTAGAAGAAGCTGCTGAAAGATTCGCAAAAGAGCCAATCCCAACAATGGTTCTCAAATCAACTGGCACAAATCTTCCAGCCGAAAGAATTTCCAATCTTATGAATTCTTGGAAAGCGGCTCGTTCATCTCGAGCGACTGCTTTTCTAAATGCCGACGTAGATATTTCGACAATCGGTTACGATCCAAAGAATCTACAACTCAATGAGGCTCGCCAATACATCGCATTAGAACTTAGCCGCGCTTGCGGTTTACCTGCTCACTTCTTATCTGCTGAAGTTACAACGATGACTTATAGCAACACACTTCAAGAGCGCCGGGCTTTGGTCGATTTTAGCCTTCGACCAATTTTGACAACTATCGAACAAACTCTGAGCCAGTCTGGAAAATTCATCCCTGCTGGTTACGATGTTCGCTTTGACCTAGATGATTTTCTTCGAGGGTCAGCATTAGAGCGAGCACAAGTCTATGAAATCCTGAATCGCATCGGCGCGATGAGCGTTGAGCAGATTCAAGAGGAGGAAGATTTAATCCGATGAAAATCTCAATGCCAATGACTGTTACCGCAGCTGATAGTCAAACCCGAATCGTAAGTGGCCGTATTGTCACTTGGAACGAAGAAGGTAATACCAGCGCAGGTCGCACACTTTTCAAGCCAGGATCAATAGCTCTCGGTAAGAACGTCAAACTTCTATGGGAGCACCGCTTAGAGCGGCCTCTTGGCAAGTTAATTGCCGCAGAAGTTACCGACAAAGGTATCGAAGCTCAATTCAAAATTGCTGGCACTATTGCTGGTGACGATTATTTAACAGAGGCCGCTGAAGGATTAAGAGACGGCTTATCAGTCGGAGTTAAAGTGGATGCTTGGTCTAATCAAGATGGCGTTATGACAATCGATGCCGCCAAGTTAATTGAAGTTTCAGCAGTTACCGAACCAGCAATCGATTCTGCTCGAGTTGCTGAAGTCGCCGCATCTGAAGGCGAAAACGAAAATTCTGAGCCAGCATCCGCTGATTCAGATCAACCAACCGAAGGAGAACAAGTGTCTGACACTACCGTTCCTGCTCCTGCCGAAGAAACGGTAGAAGCAGCCAAGGCAGAAGCGCCAGCTGTTACAGCTGCGTTTTATGCCAAGCCTCGCGTTAATCTCAATGCCACAGCCGGACAATATGCTTTAGCACAAATCCGCGCTGCTCAAGGCGATGCAGATTCTCGCGATCTAGTTGCCGCTCTTGATGCAGCAACAACCGCCGAAAACATCGGTGTAGTTCCTCCAACATATCTTCGCGACATCATTGGAATCGTTGATAATTCAATGCCATTCGCAGATTCAATCGAGCAGGGAACACTTCCAGCAACCGGGATGAAGTTCTATCGTCCGGTGCTTGGAACCCAAGCCACAACGGCAGAAACCGCTGAAGCAGTTGAACTTGATTCAACAGATACAACTATCACATCTCTCGAAATTGATGTTGTAAAAATTGGCGGCGCAAACAAGATTTCCGTCGAACTACTCGAGAGAAGCGATCCTGCTTACCTTGATGTTTTGCTACGCGAACTCGCTGCTTCTTGGGCTCAGAAGGCTGATGCTTATGCTTTCGCAGAGGCAACTGGTTCCGCTGGAACTTCAACAGGTGGAACTCTTGTAGCTGCTATTGCAGATGCTATTGCTGATTCTTACGCAATCGTTCGCAAAACCCCTAATCGTTACCTTGCTGATACAGGTAACTTCGCAACACTTCTCGGCGCAGTAGACGGCAACGATCGTCCATTATTTGCCGCAGCTTTGCCACAAAACGCAGCTGGTTTAATCACACAAGGTTCAACCGCTGGAACTGTTGCTGGCCTTCAGCTCGTAGTTGATGCCAACATCGATACTGGCGCTGGCGTTCTTGGAATGGTTTACCCAAGCGATGCTGCTACGTTTTACAAGTCCGCTGCTTTCCAAATCCGCAGTAACGTTGTAAGCACAGCAGAAGTAGAAGTTGGAATTTATGGCTATGTAGCACTAGCAGCCAAGTATCCAACCGCTTTCCGTAAAGTAACCTGATAAATCCCAATAGTGACGGCCAGTCCGCTCCCGAGCTGGCCGCTCACCTAAAGAATGAAAGGATGACGAAGTGCCTTCAATAGTTTCTGCTTCTGAGCTTAGAGCCGTTCTCGGTGTTTCGTCATCCTTGTATAACGACGCTTATCTGAATGACATTATCGACACAAGCGAAAACATTATTCTTCCGATGTTAGTTACTTACGCAACTCGCGTAGAAAAAGTTAAATTAGAAACAAATGTCGCAACCTTTACTACCTCGACGGAGCACGAATTTTCCACCGGACAATCCGTAGTCATAACCGGATGCGGTTCACCTTTTAACGGAACTCACACAGTCACAGTTCCCGATGACGACCGATATACCTTCACAGCAGCTATTACAAATGCTGATATTGTCGAGAGATATATCATCCCTGCCGGAACTGCCACACTATCCGGCGCTTCAACTTATGTAGGCAACGCTAACGTTGAAAACGCGGTTATCATTACTTCAGTCGAAATCTTTCAAGCGAGAACTGCCGCAGGTGGGCAGATTGAGGGAGTGGATTTCTCGGTAACACCTTTCCGCCTTGGCCGCTCCCTCTTTAATCGTATTTCCGGAATCCTTGGCCCATATCTCGACACAGAAACGATGATTGGCTAATGCCATCAATTTCAGAAGATATTAGAGGCGCAATTAAAACCGCTTTAGCCAATGTCAGCGCTAACGTTTACGATCACGTTCCAGAAGCTCCTCAAGTCCCAGCCGTAGTCATAATTCCATCGTCTCCATATATGGAAATGGAAGTTCTCGGCAAAGTTACAACTCGAGTTAAATTAAATTACAATATAAGCGCGGCAGTTGCCTATTTATCAAACCCAGCTTCATTAGACAATTTAGAAAAGCTAGTTCTTAGTATTCTTGGCGCTCTTTCGAGTTCCAAGTATGAGTTATCAACGGTTAGCCAACCAGCGGTAACTCAAGTCGGAACGGTAAACTTACTTGTTGCCGACATAAGCTTGAGCGTCCGCTACGAGCAAACCGCATAAGGAGACCCAATGACAACCATCATTACAGGGCGCGATGTGACCTTCACACTAGACACGAAGCCATACGACGCTCAAACAACTTCAGCGACTCTCAGCGCTGAAACAATTATCGAGACCTATCAAACCCTTGATGGTCGCGCTTACAAGTCCGTTGATAAGCAATGGACGTTTACAATCGAACTTCTTCAGGATTGGGGCGCCTCAGGTGCTCACGGTTCTTTATTCGAGTCGATGTGGGCAAACGCAGAG